AACTCCCTCAACTCCTCAAGTATCTGCTCCATTTTGTATGAAATGGGGTGGTTGGAGGGGGAGTTTTGTAAAAAATAACCAGGGGTCTCACTTAGGTTAGAAAAATCTCAATATTTATTTAGAGATGTACACATTTATGTAGATGGAAGTTGAGTATCCATATATTTTTTCATATCTAATACACTTTGTGTAATTATTTTAGCCAAATCGTTTATTTTATTCGACTCGACTCTCAGTTCAGTAAATGTGATTTCATATTCATCGGTCAATTTAATCATCTGATTCAGATTTTCCTGAACACCAGCATCTCCTGTATCTTCAACTACTTTCGTAAGAGTCTCAAGTTCTACCACCTTTTTTTCGTATTCTTTGCGAATCATATCAGATTCTTCTTTCATTTTTTTAGCTTTACTAATCATATCCTTCGCTCTCTGGAGTTCATCATCTAACTTCTTTTTCAGACTGGATATTTTCTCATCACGTTTACTAGCATCGTTTTCCGCTTTAACCTGTTCAATTTCAAGTTCAAATTCACTCCTCGTGGCATCCATTTCAGATTTCACACTTTCTCGCTCTTTTCGAATCTGATACTCAATTTTAGCCGCTTCATCTGGTGTATAGTTCAACAGAGGATTTTTATCACTTTCATACATTTCTCTATGAAAACCTTGCTGATTCCTGTTATAGAAGTAAAGTCCACCGATTATTCCTACAATGATTATCACAATCAAAATTGTATTGATTATATCGTCACCATTACGTCGAACTGACGAGAAGAATCTCATTTATATATACATATAATTTTTTTTCGCTACTTATACTAAAATGACTTCTCGCCCCATCACAAATGTTTTGATGGAAGCCCTCATCATCGGTGTCATGAATGCTGCTCTTATTTTTGCTGTTGGTAAAATGAAACTTGATATTGAAACGCCTATTCTACATCTCATTGCTGGCGCCCTCATCCACATCATCTTCGAATACACAGGTGGGAACAAGTGGTGGTGTACCCAAACTTACAAGTTGTAATGCACCCTCAAGTAATTTTGCCTCTCCCTCATGTCATTAATCTCAATCTCCAAATTCCTCTTCAACTCCGTCACCTCATGCCTCCCAGCATCGACGCGACGGTTTTCGAACATCTTGTACTCTTCGTAAATTTTCTTCTCAAACTTCTTGCTCGTGAGCTCCTTACGCTCTTGAGGTGAAAAGTTACTCCAGTCGGATAATTGAACATAGTTTTCAAATGTGGCTTCAGCGTGAACTCCGTTGGCTGAACGATTCTGGTAAAACACGTTGACATCAAAAATTTGAGTACGTGCCGCAAAGTGTTTCATCGCAGCTTCCCTCACTTTCTTGGTTATGCGTTGGATTGGCTTCAGTACTGCCAGTGTCCTTTTCGCAATCCTCAAATCTGCCAGGAGCCTTCGAAGACACTCCTCATTCTGTGTCCACTCATCGTACCATTCGGGGTGCCAAGGCTCGTCTTCCTCTTCACTCTCACTCTCACTTTCGGAGTCACTATCAACAACAATGGGTTGGAAAGGAACTCGACGATTGTCTCTTACTGGAGGGTCGTCATGTTTCGGTAAAGTTTTGTGCACCTGCTTCAGGTTGTCACACATTTCCAAGTAGGTGCCCTCGGGGATCAACTTGGAAATGTCGTCCAGACATTGCATGAGATTTTGGAGATTCTCCATTTTTACATATATTTCACATGTTTGTGGTTTACTTAGGTTTGATTGCGGCTGCCAGGAGGTACATCACTGGGGGTAGAGAAAATGAACCCATCGCAGTCATGAACGCAGCACTCGCATCCTCGGGTGTCTTGATTTCACCATTGATGACTTTCGAAATTGAAGTTTCCATTAACTTGTCCACCGTCGTGTCAATGGGTTTCACGATAGCGGGAATCGCAGCGAGTCCAACAAGTGTCGGTAAAAAGTGATGTTCATCACCCGACACCTGAGCCGCCACGTTCACAATTACACGGATGATTGAACCTGGCCAGAACACGGAGGCGAGCATCTGCCACGTCAGGGTTTCCGTAGAAATCCTGAGAGTGTCTGTGAATTTGTCCTCTTCTTCGGCAGCATCAAACGCCTTCTGCCCCTTATCAATCGTGTCGAACATGACATAGGATGCGGCGACACAGTATGACGCGGGAAGACCCCATTCAGGGAGATACGATGTAAAAGCTTCACCAAGCTCATTCGCGTACCCCATGTACCGTAAGGAAGTTTCACGGTAAGGGTCGACATTTTTAGTTACTGTAGAATAAATTCTGAAACGTTTGTCGTTGCGTTTTGTATGTGTCGATATTGGCTTATATGTAGCTAATGGCTGAAGAGCTAACATTATCTTTTCATGAATCCAAATCTTTATCTTATCAACTTTGGCTTCCGTATCTTATTGCGAATATTATCCGTTAAGTTGTAACCCGTCAACTCCTTGAAGAGCTCTTTATTCCCATTCATAGCTGCCAGACGTGCCTTCGTCGCCGATGGTGCAGAGTTAGGGCGTTTGAGAGCAACCTTATTGAATGGTAAGAACTTGAAAGAATTCTTACGATTCTCACCAACAATCATTACCGAGTTGGAACCAAAGTTTTCCGCAATCTTTGCGATACTCCTGTTCTTAGCCGACGACATAAAGGTCACGTTCGGGAACCATCTCCTCAAAATACGCAACTTGTTCGCAACTGGGAGGGGGTTCTTCATGTTTCCCACGGAATGTGAAACGACTATGACAGGTTTCTTCTTCATCTGTCTAGCCTTCTTGATAATCTCCTCAATCATCATCTTATGACCAAGATGTGGGGGATTGAACCGCCCATACGTGAACACCACGTCCATTCTTACAGTACTCTGAGATTTTTTACACATCGTCAAGTCTGTCATCAGACTGTTCCAACCACTCAAGTCTCTTTTCGATGGCTGTGCGATACTTGAGTCGAAAGTCATTCTCTGTGTCCACAAACGCCCTACACATCGATTGTAAATCCTTNTCGGGAAACTCAATCTCGACATCCTCATTACCAAGTCCGTTCATATAACAGTAATGTTTGATGACTCTCTCCTTCACCTTCTTGGTTATGCGCTTGATGGGTTGCGCCTCCACAAGTTCCTTCCGTAGATAGGTTATCTGTCCCTGTATGAAATCGCTGTCTATATTGAGAGCCTTATCGAAATAGTAGTCATAAAAATACTGAAAAGTCTCCTGTGTTTCACCGATACGGTGTATCCTAAAATCTTCGTAGTCAAAGAAGTACACTGGGTCTGCCCTCTTATTGTACGCATTCTTCAAGTGTTTGCACAATTCGAGATAGTCCCCCTCAGGCAAAACATTNGAGTGGCTGTCTATTATCTGCATGACTCGAAGCAAATCATCCATCCTTAAAGATACTGATTTTAATTTGTCTAAGTAACTTAACGAATGTATGACAAGTCCGAATGTCAAACTGGTATAGTACATATAGGGTATGGCGCCTTCCATAGGGCACACCAGGCCATGTACATAGATGAGTACATGGAAAAGACGGGAGACCTCAGATGGGGAATCGTCGCCGTCAACCTCAGGAATGAAGGGTTTCGGGAAATTGACGACTATATCGTAAAGACCCCCTCTGAGTACAAGGTTGTCAGGTCACATCTCGACTACATCGATTGGACGAAGAACAGAACCATTGCCAAACACATGCTCACTCTACCCAGTGTTCACCTCATCACAGTCACTGTCACAGAGAGTGGGTACGCACCAGGGTCACCTCTGTTTGAGTACCTGGCATGTGGTCTCAGGAACCGTAAAACACCCGTGACCATCTTGTGTTGTGACAATATCAGGCAGAATGGCCTAGCCCTCGAGACACAGTTTCTCGCATACCTCTATCATACAAACCAACATGAACTCGCTACATGGATTCGTGAAAATGTCAAGTTTCCTTCGTGTATGGTTGACCGAATCACACCAAGGACGACAGACGCTCTTAAGGAAGATGTCGAAAAGAGATTTCTAGGGTATGGTTACAACGCCGTTCAGACAGAGGAGTACAGGCAATGGATCATTGAAGATAAGTTCGCCTCTGACTTTCCAGACTTGACCCAAGTTGGTGTCGTCATTACAAAGGACATCGAGCCATACGAAGAAACTAAGATTCGTATCCTCAATGGTGGTCATACATCCTTAGCCTATCTCGGTGCGCTCTCAGGATACAACACATTCGATGAAGTTATGAATGACCCAACACATCGTCGTCATTTCAAACAACTCCAACATGAAGAGATTGTACCATCCATTGAGGGTGAACTTCCCTTTGATATTTATGAGTACGTCGACAAAGTTGAAGAGCGCTTCTCAAACGCAACCAATGTAGACGAACTTGATAGGATTTGTATGGATGGGTTCACAAAGTTTCACACTTTTGTGGTACCATCTCTTCAGAAGTGCCTCGAACAAGGAAAGAAACCCATAAACATATACAAGGGTATTGCGGCGTGGTACATCTACTCTAGGCGGTTCGCGAGAGGGTGTAAAAAAATAAGGTACAACGAACCCAATTGGACACTCCTCGAACCCCTGTTGAGAGATGGAGCTGTTGATGCATTTGTTTCTAATGAACGTCTATGGGGTGACATTCCAAAAAGATTTATTTCATTTACACGAGACTTGAAAACTATCCTACTCTCTCAAACATATGAACACGAAATTGACCTACTTGTAAATGATTAGTCCTCATCATCTTCACATGCCTGGCAGGGTGCATCAAACATGTGACAAGTGTGTTCACCATTTTCAACCATCTCACGAACATCGGGGTCGTGCATGATATCATCGTCATCTTCTTCACGTGCCACTTTTTGGGACTTGAGTTCTTTGATACGTTCATGGAGTCTTTTGATTTCATTGTCAAAATCCTCTTCAGTCCAGTCATCAAATTCGTTCGGAGAGGGCTCCATCTCAACGAAAATACCAGGAGGGAGTGGGTGGCTTCGGGAAGTTCCCATGTTTTTCTTGAAAATTACAATGTTTTGATTCTACTTAGGTAACTTTATCTTCCTCAATTTAAAACGTACATTTCCATCCGAAGGAGGAAGTTGAATCATACCATTCCGCATAGGTAAACGCTTACCGTTTGAGTCAGAGGTCTCCATGATGTATAGAAAATACTCTTCGAAATATTTCCATTGAGCCGTCCTACGATTCGACTTGGGAACATACTCGTGAATCACTCCCCAGATAAACTTTTTAATGTATTCGAGACGTTCACGTGGGTCTTTGGGACCAGGTCTAAGAATACCAAGGTCAGTCATCATGACGAGAAAGGACTCCATATAACAGAAGTGATGTTGAGAAAGTTCATCATATTGAGAGATGATAAATGCCTCCTCCAACTTCTTTTGAGAAAGACCCATCGAGTTCTTATTCTTAAAATTGGCAAACGACTGTGAAACGAAACCACCAGTGGGTTGTGGGTAACAACCATTTAGCGGTTTCATAGACAGTTTGTATCTACGACTGAGTAATGAACGAAGTGGTTCTTCAAAATCCGAATCTGTATCCGTCATCGAATCATAGATTACAGCCGTCTTATTGTCATGATTGACTTTAGCCATACCATAGTGTCCCGAACCATCTGGGTATGAATGTTCCATCAAAATATATTCGATACCAGTGGCTCCATTAGACGATGCGCGATTCCTTTCCATCGCACTAGTCTTACGATATGAAAATTTGAAATCTTTTCCAGATTCCTTTTTAATATCTTCTCCAAACCTTACAAAGAAACCATCCTTGTGAAGGTATTCCTTTGCCATCTCAGAAGCATCCTCTATAGCCATAAGGTTACGAGCCCTCGCATTTGTGGTAATTCTGGATTCGATGTAATCATTCTTATCAATTTCGGGAGTTTCATCTTTTATTTTCAGGAGTCTGTTTCTTGTTGGAATGTCCTTAATCAACTTGATGGGAACAAGTGACATTTTGTAATATGGTGAAATTAGTTTTAAGTTAGATGTGATGTTCAGCCCAAAGTTGTGTGTAGATTTCACAGAGTTTACGGTATGTCTCTTCCGAAAGGTTGTGTTTGGTTCTGTCAACGATGAATTCCTCTCGAAACTTTTCAATAATGGTATCCATTGTGTAATCTGAAAATATAATTTCTACACCCCACTTAGGTATGGAACATGTACGAAAGATAATGGAAATCATGGATGACGAGATGTTCCCAACGAAGAGAGAGTGGGTGTACGTGAAGATATGCAACGAACTCAAGCAGATACACATTCAATTACAAGAACTCACGAGACTTAAAGTACTACATGCACCAGGTACAATCGACCCTTCAGCGTACATAGAACCACGCACTTCAGCTAGGGTGGATCCGTCAGCACCACCGTTAGACTAGTTCACTCTGAGACCATAGTTGTGTGTAGAACTCATACACTTTGCGATAGGTCTCTTCAGGTAAATTGTGTTTAGTCCTATCAGTGATGAACTCATCACGAAATTTCTCAATGATGTCATTCATAGAGTTCCCATCATCGGTCGCACTCCATTCCGCATGTAAATCCTGGAGAAATGCATTTAGGCCAGGGTGAGCGAGTTCTTCTTCATCATCTGTATCGACCCATCGTCGAAGAAACTGATTTTCTGTGGTGTAGGTCATGGGTTCGTTCTGGTCAATGAGGAAAGGTGGAGGTTTCACCTTTTCTCGCAGTTCTTTGATGGTATCACAAAGCTCGAGGTAGTCCCCTTCAGGGATGACACTCGAGTTCTTGTCGACGAGTTCAATGATTTTGTGGAAGAGTTCCATTTTGACTTGAAATTACATTCTTTCTACTGAACTTAGGTGTCTATAGTGTCGCTGTGCGATTGTACCTCGGTGTACAAACCACATGAGTTCTTCGTATCCATACGTTTGAGTAAACTCTCTCCAATATGACTTGGTAGCTTCTCGAAGTTGTCCAAAGATTCCAGCTTTTACTTTGTTTTCGGGGTCTTTCTCATGTTCGACGTAGGCATCTTGGAGAGCNTTGGTTGCNGTAATCCACGTGTAACACCTGTTGAGGGCATCCGAAGTCATGATGAAATCTTCGCCAACCACATCAGGGGTCACGAGGAGGGTCCTCTCGCTCCGATGCAGTTCTTTCATGATTCGACACATCTGTAGATAGTCCCCTTCGGGTATCAGTTCCGCATTTTTGTCTATGAGGCTCATTAAACTTTGCATGATTCATCTTGAAAATTACACACTATCGAGGCTACTTAGGTTCATTTGTGATTTTGAACTTCCCTTGAAAAAGTTCTCAACACTCTCAAATTCTTCAAACAGTGGGAGGATATCATCATTCTTGTACATGGAGAGGCGAACCTTGTCAGTTAGATTTATAATTCGGGTGTACATGGTCTCGTCCCACTTCTTCTTCCTTACGAAGGACATTAGTCTCTTGCACTTCGTAAAGAGGACTTGGAGATTTTCGCGGCGGTCGACAACCCTCTCAACTTCAATGTACCTCTTCTCACCACAGTCGTTTGTAGCTTCTATCAACACTGGTTTAATAAAGGTAGAAGATCTCGGGGTAAAGAAGCCGACGACAGCCTGGAATAAGTTGGACATTTCCTGGGAGTGGGTGGAGGGTCGATGGGTTGGGTACAGTACAGAACTTCGTGCCAGATAAGGCGTTGGACGTCTGGACAGAGAGCTTCAGTCGCCCGAAGGAAAGTGATGCGGTACTCGTCGGTAACAAGGGGGAAGTGGTATTCTTTCATTCTTGCTTTTCATCCTCGGTTTCCTCTTCACTTAGGTTTCTTTCAAGTCTCATTTGCTCGAGTTGAACATCTAGGAACACTCGAGTAGGTGCATCCCAAAGAGCCATCTTGAACCACTTGTAGGTAGATTCGATGTAGTATGGACCCATTCCATACATAGTGTTAAAAATCGCTGTGAGAAGCATCTTTAGTTTATTATGGTCACTTCTTTTTATATGAGTTCATCAGTTTACAAAAGTCCCAAATCCCGTATATAAAGAGGCTTCCTGTGAAGAAAATTGTGTTCCTTGCGATTGTGGGAACCATATTATAATATTTACAAACATTAGAAATGTCTTTAGACGACATACCTAAAAAGGTTCAGTATGTGATTTTGGATTCAAACTTTGTGAATGGGACAAACAACACCTTCTCTCTCGACCTGACCCTAAAGTCTAATACACACGTCGAAGATATGGGTCGTGTACTGGGCGTCAAGATGGTTGATTTCTACATCACACAAGTTGGTGAGAATGATTCCAACCTGAATACGAATGTTGCCAAATTCGTGGATATCGTGTGTCCAGATATTCCAAAACCTGCACAGATTCTCGACGAACGTCATGGGCAAGTGTTTGCACGCGTACCCCTTGAGAGACACTTTGCGGGAAGCAATGGGATTGTTCTTCGTGACAAACAGTGGAAAAGTTTCAATCGTCATCAAAACTATTTTAATCCCATCTCCATCAAGAGACTGGACTTTAAAATTTTTGAGCAACAGGATGATGGTGACTATACCCTTCTCCAATCAGATGCAAAGTGGTACATGGTTCTCGAAATCACTACAGTCAATGTCAAGGAGAAACCCAAAGACCGCGAACTCCTAATTCTCCAATCACTCCAAAAACTTCTCAAGAAAATTGATATCCTCAATGAAAATGTTCAAAAGTTACCTGATAAACCCCCAGAGGAAAACCCTAAAAAATATTCATTTGGTCTTTTAGTCGCCATTTTGGTCTCAGTATTAGGTGGCTTCATATGGTGGGTCAATAAAAGTTCTGCGTAAAAAGTATGGGAGGTAAAAAGGGACGTCGTCTTAAAATTTCACTCTCATCGTCTTGTGATACTGAATATTTCGAGGAAGAGATGGAACTCGAGGAAGTGCATCCAGTTGTAGTTCCAAAGAGTGATAATCAGAGAAATTACAACCGTGTGTTGTACAGTATTAACAAACCCATGGTATTCGCAGTGGGACCAGCGGGAACGGGGAAAACGATGTTGGCGTGTTGTGCAGCCATACAGGGGTACAACGACCGAACATACAAGCGGATTGTATTGACTCGCCCAGTCGTCTCCGTAGAGGAAGATATCGGATTTCTACCAGGTACGATGGAGGAGAAGATGGATCCATGGACAAGACCCATCATGGACATCTTTGCCGAATACTACACACAAAATGACATCCAATACATGATCAAAGAGAAAATCATAGAAATTTGCCCCCTCGCATACATGCGTGGAAGAACGTTCAAGGATGCCTTCATCATAGCTGATGAAATGCAAAACTCAACCCCTAATCAAATGAAGATGCTTTTGACGAGAGTTGGTGAAGGTACGAAAATGGTTGTCACAGGTGACCTCAAACAACACGATAGGAAGTATGAGGAAAATGGTCTCAAAGATATATGCGAACGTATCTCAGGTAAAACCCATAAACGCATCGAATATATCCAGTTTGAATTCAAGGATATCGAGAGAAGTCCCCTCGTTCGGGACATCCTAGAAATTTATGGGGATGCATAACAACATTTCATATTGTAGGCTATTGTGATTCTATCGGGTTTTATACATGGAGCAACCTCGTGATACAAAGAAGATGGAAAAATCATTATCGTACCTTCTTTTATATCTGGAATGTCACCCGTATAAAACGTATATTCATCCTCTTTTGTCGCCGAAGACTTACACATTGAGGGTACAAAAAACTGTGTACTATTTCTTTCGTTTGTATCATTTAAAATATAAATGAACGAGAATGAAGATTTAAACACATCCCCTCTAATCTTGATTGAATAATCATCATGATTGTGTATCCCAAAACTTCCACCTGATTTATACCAAGTATACCAACCATTTTCTACTATACACTTTTCAATGTTTATTGTGTGCATACTATTTCTTTTGTTGTACTCCTTAATCATATCCCCAAACGGCTTGTATACTAATTCTTCCAAAACATATGGTTCATTTAAGAACGACATTGTGTCATCGACATCTGTTTCTAAAAAACTCGTAATAGCATTTACAGTCATTTGACGATTTTCTTTAAAATTTGACTCAGTAGTCTTTATTTTTCTCATGAGTTCGTCTTTCATTTTTGAATGTTCGGCATTTCCTGTCCAGTAAACAAATTCACTTGGAAAAAAATAAATTCCCATGTATCTTGTTAACTTTAAAGTTTTAACTAAGTATTCTCAAATGCATCCTCACCATACAAATCCTTAATAATCTCGATGACATCTTGTGCATCCTTATGAGCCGACTGAGTTGAGCGCAACATCCACTTCGCATGTCTCTTAATCTTCTGTTCAGCTTCCCTGTGCTTCTTCAGTTCCAGTTTCAATTTTTCAACTTCGGTATCCCTATGGGTTTCCATTTCGGCCTTCAATTTTTCAGCCTTCACATGAGAAGCCGCTTTCACAACAATGGGACGCCTCGGTGTTTCAGGTGAATACTGGCGCCAATGTCTTTCAGCTGTGTTATAAATACGTAACGGTGCAATAGCCAACATGTATTTATAATGGAGTAAATGACTTTATGTACGTTTAAACTACCGAAACCTTCTTCTTGGCGGGAGCCTTCTTAGTCGTGGTTGTCGTAGTCTTGGTCTTGGTGGGAGCCTTCACAGGTTCGGAAGGTTGGGCAGTGGAACACTTGCACTCACAAGCGGGACCAGCGGGACCAGCGGGACCAGCGGGACCAGCGGGACCAGCGGGACCAGCGGGACCAACGGGGCCAACGGAGCCAGCCGCACCAGTAGCACCACGGGGGCCAGCGGGGCCAGCGGGACCCTGGGGACCAGCACCACCAGCACCACCCGTTCCCACGTTGTCGATAATCTTCAAGAGAAGGTCATACAGACGACCCTTGTCGAGGCGAGTGCGCTTAATCTCGAGTTCAACTTCTTTGCGTAGAGCATCCATTGTAATATATATAAAAGAAAGATAATCTTTAAGAATAATGATCGTGATTGGTCCTGCTCTGAACACGGGTATTGGTCATCACGCAAAAAAGTATACACAACTTTTTGGAAACACCTGTGCTTACTACATCTTTGGGAAAGAACTTCCTCAGTGTGACAATGGACTCATCTTCATGCTTCCAATCCCCGCACATTTGGAGTATCTCAAGCATGCGAAGAGGCGCNTAAAAAACNTCGCCTGTATGACCGTCTGTGAAACAGAGACTGTCCACGAGGACTATGGTCTCCTCATGAAGGAGTTCAAGAGAGTCGCTGTGCCAAGTGAATTCTGTAAGAAGGTTCTCTCTCGTCAGTTTCCTGAGAATGATTTCTATGTGATACACGCCCACATTCCCGAACCAAAGGAGAGACCTTATACATTCTATCACATCGGGAACATCATGGACCCTCGTAAAAAGTTTCGAGAAATCCTACAAGCTTTCATCCGCCTGAATGAACCAAACACTCGCCTGGTTGTTAAGGCAACTTGTGGTAAGGATGTGCAGATTCAACTTCCTCGAGTCGAGGTTATCAATAAAATGCTCGATGACGATGGGATGAATGAACTACATGCACGATGTGATTGCTACGTGAGTTTTTCACATTCCGAGGGTGTAGGTATGGGTGCTGTAGAAGCTGCGTTGAGGGATAAACCTGTTATCATCACAGACTATGGTGGTGCGCCTGAGTATATCAAGACACCATATACGATTGATTGTGGACTTCAAGAGTTGGAGAAGGATGATTTCCTCTTCAAAAAGGGTATGGTTTGGGGAGACCCAAACTTTGACCAACTCTTGGAGTACATGAGACACGCCTATGACAATCGTGTTCGACACATGGAACATGAACACACTAAAAAGCTTGTGGGACGGGAGAACGTCTTACAGGAGTTTCTCCTGAATGTAATTGGTGGTAAAGACAATGAGGCCAATGAGGATGGTACCACTCATCATTGAACTTTTCTGTGCGATGAGGGTCATCACGAGGTCGTCGACAACCTGGATACCCGTGGGCTTCTTGATAATTTGGGGGACGAGGGTCGCAAGGGTAATGTAAAGCGCCATGGCTATTATTACAGGTCTAAGGCTCTCTTGGTCAAACATCGTCTTTCTATTAGTCCGCGATTTTAATTTGACTCACATCTACTTTCATACCAAGGGTGGCATTCTTGACACTATGTTTTTTGCAGTAGTCACCACACACCGCCTTGAAGGAGCAAGGCTTCCCCGTCATCGTCGTCGCACAACACGTCTTCTTCGATGTACGCTTTTCATTCACCACCTCTGGAGCCTTGTCGATGACAATAACTTGTCTAGAGTCCTTCTTCTTCTCATGCTCCAAGTACTTCTTTTTCATAATCCAAGTCGCGTTGGCGAGTTGAACACATCTCTCATCTGGTTCGCCGATACGGTACATTTTAGCCGCATCGGCGAGACAGCGTTCCCACATGGTATCACGGATGACTTCCATTTTGATTTCTTGTTTTTTACATTTTTGTTCCCCACTTAGGCTTCTCCTCCGATTTCAGCCAGGTAAATATCAACCTGACCAGCAAATTCTGGGCAAGTCTCCGTGGTCTTTTTGGTAATGCTATCCTGAACATTGATGACATGCTCCTTGAACTTCTTGACATCTATACCTGTAGCATTGTGGATTTGAGACTCAGTAGCAATATCCTTCAGTGCATAGAGGTACGCAGCCGCATAGTTTGCGTGAAGAATAGCAACGACTGGGGACTTGTCTTGTTGCGCAGCCGTAGCATATCGAGCAGACTGACGAACAAGCTTCTCAATAGCTTTGTTCATACCCCTTGTCTTGTTCTGCATCATCAAGAAGAGAACAAAGATGGCGGCTATCAGGTAGAGGTACATCTCTTACTTTACCTCAAGAAAGTTTTGACAGTCCTGCATCGTCTTCACATGGTCACCCTCATCGTCGCGAACTCGGGTAAAAACATCATACAAGTTATTGACGTTACCGTAATAGTTGGCAGCCACGGCTGGTGGACGCTCGAGGGAGAGGCTCGCCCCATTCTGTTTGAGGAATTCATCGTAGGTGTGATAGGCATGCTCCTCCACCTGTTCAGAGAGATTGTATGCCATCCTTGGTGACACCACATACAAAAGGCATGTTAGCCAGTAGTATGCGAAGGCTGTGTGTTGTGCGAAGAATCTGTCAACGAAACGCTCATCACCACCCAGGTCTTCCATGATGAGAAGATGGTGGTACTCATTCATGGTCTGAGCAAAGTGTGTCTCCAAAAAGTCAGCCTTACGCCACACACCGAAGGACTCATATAGGTGTAGAACAGAGACGAACGAAAAGTATGGGACACGAGCGACCGTCTCAAGGACATAGAAACGGGCATAATCCCGATCCTTGTAAACCTTGTCGATGACCTTCACAGCTGATTTGACGACAGCCTTATTGATACGCTTCTCAAACCTGCGAGCAGTGTTCACGTGAGGCTTGACGGAGGCGAGGGTGAGCATATATTTTGTATGAATGTTTATTTTTAAATTCAACCTAAGTTAGAGTTTTGAGTTGTAATCAATCCAAGAAAATATGGAAAGTGTCCAAAAACTCACCCATATCGAACACGTTCTCAAGAGACCTGACTCCTATGTCGGTCCAGTTGAATTGGGTACAGAACCCTACTGGATCCTCAATGGTGAAAAGTTTTCAAAGAAGAACCTCAAGTACTCCCCAGCCCTCTTGAAAATCTTTGATGAAATTCTGGTCAATGCCATCGACCGCAACTCTCTCCACCCCAAACATGTGAATTCCATCTCTGTTGCCATCGACAAGGATGTGGGTTCAGTGACCATCGAGAACAATGGACCCCTCGGTGGTATCGGTGTTCGTATGCACGAGAAGGAGGGTCTATGGAATCCTGAACTTGTCTTTGGTCACCTCCTCACGAGTACCAATTATGATGATACTCAAAAGAGGATTGTCGGTGGTCGCAATGGCTACGGTGCCAAATTGGCGAACATCTACTCTACTGAGTTTTCTGTGGTCATCAAGGATCATGAGACGAAGCAGACCTATACCCAAAAGTGGTCGAAGAACATGACTGTCTGTGACCCACCAAAAATCAAAAAACATTCGGGTGCCACGTCCTCCGTCTCTATCACTTTCACACCCGAGTGGAAGAGGTTCGGGATGTCCAAGATGGACGATACCATCTACAACATTTTCCAGAAGAGGGTTTGGGATGCGAACATCTGTACGACCCAAAACTGTAAAGTGAAGTTCAATGAAGATGTCCTCCCTAAACAAAACTTTGAGGCCTATGCCAAGATGCACGAAGGTGTTCAAGAAGTTGCCTCTGTGTCTGGAGACCGTTGGTCAGTCTGCATTGGACCCTCGGAGAATGGTCTCGAGCAAGTCTCTTTCGTCAACGGTATCTGTACCATGAAAGGTGGTACCCACGTCGACCATGTCGCAAACCATATCGCCAATGGAATCATTGATGACATGGCGAAGAAGATTAAGTTGAAGCCTCAACAGGTGAAGAACGCTTTTACCATCTTCGTGAAGGCAACCCTCGAGAACCCAACCTTCTCAAGTCAGGTAAAGTCTGAGTGTACCTCAAAGGCTGCCGACTTTGGTTCCAAGTTTGAACCCCCGAAGAACTTTGTGAAGAATGTTCTCAAGACTGGTATCGCAGACGAACTCACGGCACTCTCGAAGTTCAAGGAGATGAAGGAACTCAAGAAGACTGATGGAGCCAGGAAGTCTAAGATTACTGGTATCCCCAAGTTGGATGATGCGAACAAGGCTGGTACGGCACAATCTGGGAAGTGTACACTCATCGTCACGGAGGGTGATTCGGCAAAGACCCTCGCTGTCGCTGGTCTCTCAGTGGTGGGTCGAGACCACTATGGTGTCTTCCCCCTCCGTGGTAAGTGTAAGAATGTGAGGGACTCTTCAGTGGCTCAGTTGACCTCCAACCAGGAGTTCAATGACCTCAAGAAGATTTTGGGACTTCAACAGGGTAAGGAGTATACGAACGTTTCCGAGCTTCGCTATGGCCGACTCATGATTATGACTGATGCGGATAATGATGGGTCTCACATCAAGGGTCTCATCCTCAATATGATTCACTACTTCTGGCCAAGCCTCCTCAAGTTGAACTTTGTGGTGTCGATGGTGACACCAATCATCAAGGCTACAAAGGGTTCTGAGACCAAGTCTTTCTACACCGACTCGGCTTTCAGAACGTGGTACGGTTCGGGGAAACAGGGGTGGAAAATCAAGTACTACAAGGGTTTGGGTACTTCTACCTCAGCCGAGGCTCGTGAATATTTCAAGAAGATTCAAGACCTCACTGTGAAGTTTGATATGGATACGATGACTGATGACTCAATCGTTCTTGCTTTCGATAAGAAAAAGTCTGATGCGCGGAAGTCTTGGCTCCTCGAGAGTACTGCCAAAGATGCTGACCAACTCGAGGTGGCCTATGGTGATGTGAAGCAGTTAGATATCACCGACTTTGTACACAAGGACTTGGTGAACTTTAGTCTTGCAGACTTGAAGCGTTCTATCGCCCATGTAGCAGATGGCCTCAAACCCTCTCAACGTAAGGTGATGTACTCATGTTTCCAAAAGAACTTGACTGCAGAGATGAAGGTTGCCCAGTTGGCGGCCTATGTGGCTGAGAAGAGTGCCTATCACCATGGTGAAGTTTCCCTGGCAGAGACGATTGTGAAGTTGGCGAATGACTACACGGGTTCGAACAACATCAATCTCCTCGAACCCTGTGGTCAGTTCGGTACACGCCTCATGGGTGGTAAGGATGCGTCTCAGACGAGGTACATCTTCACGAAGTTGACCAAGGAGGCTCGAAAGCTTTTTAACCCCAAGGATGACGCCATCCTCAACTACCTCGACGATGATGGACGTTCCATCGAACCAGACTTTTACATGCCCACTCTTCCGATGGTACTCGTGAATGGTACTGAAGGTATCGGCACGGGTTTCAGCTGCTATGTCCCACCATTCAATCCAGACGACATCAAAGAGAATATCAAGAGATTCCTAGGTGGTGAAGAGGCTGTACCTATGAAGCCATGGTTCAGGGGTTTCAAGGGTAAGGTGTACAAAGATGAGGGAGGTCTTTGGGTGACTGAGGGTACATGGAGAGACACTGGTTCCAGACTGAAGGTTACGGAACTTCCACCAGGTCGCTGGACTCAGGATTACAAGGAGTATCTGGACACCCTAATGGAGAAGAAGATGATTACGAGCTACACGAACAACAGTACCACCGAGGATGTTGACTTTGAAATCTTTGGCTACTCGGGGAAGGACTTGGTGAAAGACCTCAAGATGAGAAAGACGTTCCATGTCTCAAACATGCACCTGTTCCACCCCACCAAGGGTATTCACAGGTACACAACCCCCGAAGAGATTCTCGCGGACTTTGTGGAGTTGCGTCTCGAACACTATAAGAAGAGGAAGGCGCACCTCATCGATGTCCTCCAAAGAAGAACGGAGATGTGCAGTCTCAAGTCAAAGTTCGTGACGATGGTTATCGAGGGAAAGTTGGTGGTCTTCAAGAGAAAGAAGCAGGAGTTGGAGAAGGAGATGTCTGCAACATTCCCGAAGATTGATGGCTCATGGGACTATCTCCTAAACACGAAGACTGTTGAGTATACCGAGGAGCGCGTCAAGGCATTGATGGATGAGGCGAAGCAGGCGAAGGATGAGCTGGAGAAGATGATGAAGACAAGCCACGTGACAATGTGGAAAACGGATATTAAAAATATGTGAGTAGTAGATAGATATGGGTGAAGCCGCTAAAATTTCCCTGAAGGCTATTGGAAAGCAGGATACACACCTCCTTTCCAAAGACCCTGAAGATACGTTCTTTAATAGTAATAATGAACTCAGACATTCAGAATTTAGAAAATACCACCGCTCACGTAACGTTGTTAACCCTGGACAGGTTGCGAACTGGCCATTTGGTCAGACTGTGAAGGTTGAGTTTCGTCCCCAAAATATGGGTGACCTCCTCAGCAACATGTGGCTGAGTGTGACTATGCCTGGACTCACAAACCCTTCTACTGGGTTTTACGCAGACCAGCTGGGTCGGCACATTCTCAAGAGTGTCACGATGTTTGTTGATGAACTCGAAGTCGAAAAGATTCATGATGATTGGGGAATCATATATGATGAACTCTACCTCGAGATGTCAGAGAAGGTGGCGAATCGGTTCTTAGTCAACAGGAATCTCGGTTTTGATGACTCAACCACAGCTGAATTTAAAGAGATTTCTCGAAACAGTTCAGACCTCATGATTCCCCTTCACTTCTTCTTCTCTCGGAAGTTTGCGAGTGATGAGTATTCGTCGAACGCACCGAATCGCCCCTATTTCCCTCTTTGTGGGATACACCGACAGAAGATTATTTTCGAGCTTGAGTTTCACAAACAAACCTTCTTCACGGAAAGTACAAAGGTACTCGAACTTGGTGAATTTAGACTCATCACTGAAGAAATCACAGTAAACCCTGAAGAACGGAAATACTTTGCGAATGAGAGACAGACATTTATCACAGACTTGGTTCGTAAACACCCAACCACCGTGAGTGAAACTGGAAAGGACAGTATTCGTACAAACCTTGTACCAAACATACCAGTCAAATGTATCCACTGGTTTCTCAGAAACACTGATTTCGAGAATGAAGATGTCGCCAATGGACCCGAACCAGCCAACTTGGAGAAACAGTTTTGTCAGAACCGTTTCAACTTTTCTTCAAACGTAAACTTCGACGAGATTCAAACATTCTTCTACCCCATCATGTCCGAAGCGAGTTTTTACATCAATGGTAACAAACTTCCAAATGTTTCCAACACCAACCACAATTACTACAAATATCTCATCCCATTGAGGAATCGTCTAGCGAGACCTTTCAGGAATGTGTACACATACAGTTTCTCGATGAACCCAGTAAACGTGGAACCATCGGGAAACTTGGATTTTAGTCAGATTCAGTCAGATAAAACATCGATAGAAGTGAAACTAGATACGAGTGAAAATTCATTGGTGAATGTGGAATCTAATACGTACTCTCTGAACATGTATTACACGGGGTATCAAACCTTCGTGTTCGACAAGGGGTTTATGTCGATTGCTTATTAAAAAGTGACGTCTTGTTACAGGCGATATAGTCTATGATGTTGTTCTTGATGCACCATTTGATGAAATTCAACTGCGCTAGGGTTGTATGGATTTCATGAGATGTCCCAGGAATCGTGTACGCAAACTTCTCTGACCGACAGAAAGGGTCAAAGAGTTTCTTACTGTATCCATCCAAGCTCGACTTGTACGCGCAATGTACAGTAAAGAGTTTACCATCTGTTGTCTTGTATGATGTGTTGTTCTTTTTGGCATAGTTTGTGATGAACCATTCGAGGTTTCGAAGTGAGATGCCACTTGATTTGTCCAAAATGGTTAGTAGTTTAGTTCGGTTTTTTTCATTTTCATAAAAGCCGTTTATCGAATTTAGTAGAATACCCGATTTACTCATTACAAATACCTAGCCCTAATTCTATAAGCCCTTTTGAATTTCTTCACACATGAGTTTGTTCAAATCCAGGTAACTGTTCGAGTTTTCACAGCCTGGACATCCACTGACATTCATTTGCTCTGGTCCGTGAGTGTGTAAATTTTTACTTGGCAGGTGACGCCTCTTGATACGTTCTCCTTGAGCCTTGTGATACCGACAGTATCCATCATGTACAGCCCTAAATGAGCATCTCTTTGTCCCTTCTGTTGTCGTCTTCGTACCCTTACATCCCCCAGACTTGTTCGTCTCAGCTACGTCTCGCAAAAGGAGGTCAAGTGGTATACCGTGGGTCTTGGAAACATTCTCTAGAGTCATACTGAGCTTATATTCAGTATACCTAGAAACCTCATCTTCAACCATTTCGTACATGTGTTCGTTGATAGCATCCTCGATACGACCAGGCAGTTCTTCGATAACCAGTTTCTTTACGCTATCAGCGACGACTTTTGAAATCTTGTCCTTCGAAATCATGACTTATTCATACTTTGCTCGTAGCTTTTAAATAAGTCTTCAACCGAATTCTCTTTTTGTCTTTTCTGCTTAAGGCGTTCCCGAAGGTCGGCAACTTTTCCAGTGTCGTCGAGACCTTGCTTTCTACACTCCTCGATGAGTTCTTCCTTTTTCATGGTACTCAGAGCGGGTTCACGCTTTTTGGGTGGTGGCTTGTGGGATTCAATGATTTCACCAAAAATCTCTTGCTTCGTGTTGTCATAGAGGGGGTCGAGTAGGTCACATACAGGGTTCAGGAACTTGTTCACGAAGTAGTAGTGATAGTCCACAGGTATATTGTTCTCCTCAACATACTTTGGGTCTTCGGACTTTTCGAACGCTTTCGCTCGGGGATTGTCCGTCTTTACGAGTAGGTACGGGACGCGGTCTCCAGATTGTGGCTCAGAACCTGGCCTCCTTTCCCGCATCTTGTTCACCACTTGCACATGGGCTTGGTTAATTTGTGAACTTTGAGGACTTGTGATAGATACAGAGTTTCCCCCAACCTTGTACGAATCCGAGAGAGACTGACTCAGTACGAGCTTGTCATTAGATATCTCACCACTCAAAAGTTCGTTTGCACGTTTCTGTGCCAACTCCTTCGGTGGACCCGTATCATTTGACGTCAACACAACATCGAGGAGTTCTTTGCATACCTCTCTTACGTGGGGTGTGTTGTCTCGACGAACAACTTGAAGACCCTTGATGTCTATGTAGTCCATGTGCATCTGGTCATCCTTCCCCTTCGTCCACAACTTGGCAGCGTAACGCTTCTTCGAGTACAAGAAGTATGGCCAATAGACCTTCTCAAGTTCCAGGTTGTTAGGCTTCTTGAAGAGAGCGCTACACTCCTCTGCCGCCCTTTCACCAATTTCCCAACTGTACTTCACAGCCTCTTCACCTGTGCGGTCGCCGACATCAAACTCAACCATCACAGAATCCGTGTCACCATACCTCACCTTCGCACCAGGGAAATTCTTCTCGACGTAATTCTTCGTGTCTTCAATCATCATGCGACCTTTGCAAGTCGTCGTTGATGCGATGGGTACACATGGTAGAATACCCTTACCAGCACCCGTGAAACCATAGACAGAGTTCATAGATATTTTGTACGCCAACTGCTTCCCATTGTACACCTCTTTCATCGCACCCGTCGCAGCCGCCATATCCTTCTTCGCTTTTTTGCGAAACTGCTTGAGTTCTATGAGAATACTCGGAAGAAGGCTTGGTACATTTTGAGCAAACTTATATGTGCGGTCACCGACGCTGAACGTCTCATACTCAACACCAGGGACGTTGCCATACCTCCTCTCATCCATCACTAGGGTGGAATAGCAAAGGTTGTGAGCTGTCATGATTGATGGATACAGTGCTTCAAAATCTAGAGCTGTGATTGGTGTATAGTAGGCTCCCTTTTGTGCCTCTAAAACAGTCGCACCTTCATAAGGTTCTTCAGGAATAGAACCATACTTGATGGTCGGTACCATATATCCAAGCTCCCTCGCCTTCTTTGTCAACTGACTGAACACCTTAATCTGCTGCCCACGCTCAACCAGGAAGCATAGGGGTACCCATGTCGCCTTCGCCATCTCCAGGAGGTTCAGTAGGATACACAACTTCTTCGTGAGTCTGTGGGGGAGGAGTGTATCCTTGATACAATACTCCGCAACTTCACCCAATTTTACGGGGTCTTCCTCCTTGTACCGCGCAAACATCTCCTTCGGGGACATGTCAATCTTCTGGTCTCCCAGGTAGAGCTTCGAAACTTCGTTGAGTTTATAGGAATCCAACTTGTACCCCTTCTTCACCTCATGGAACAAATCGAAAATGAATCGTCCAGGCATTGGCAGAAGTTTCAGGAAGTTGTCACCCAAAGCACTCGAACTCAACTTCTTCTGGAGAAGATGTGACTCCGTGTCATGAAGTTTACCCATCTGATAGAAACCCATACCACACCCAGTCATTGCCGCACGTTTATAAATGTACTCAAGGTCAAATCCGAAGATGTTCCAACCCGTGATGATGTCGATATCTTTGTCGTGTAAGTAATCCTTGAATGCCAGAAGCATCTCCCTCTCCGTGTCGAAGCTTACGACACCTGGACCCTCAGTCTTTTTGTAGCACAGGCAAACCTTTTCATATGGTTCATCGTTTCCGAATGTACACAGGGACACTGCAATCTGGAAGCATGCATCACCAGGAATGTCAGCATCGGGGAATTTACCCGTCGAACTGTTACACTCAATATCCACAGAAGCTACAACAAATGGTGCGATGTCATCTCGAGCCACGGGTTTGAGGGTTGTCCAATCGTTGCACCACAGGTCAATATCAACCTTGGCAAGATGGGAACGTACACAATCAGAACCAGTATCCAACCATCCAGTCGATTGAATCCCAGTTCGGTGCATGAGCCTCAGGACGGGGTCGAGGTTCGATTCATAGACGTGATACTTTTTGAATTCATTGTTGTACATGAAGAGGGAGTTGATTCGGCGTCTAGCCTCAAGGGTCTTGAAGTTCAAGTGCATATAGTTGAACTCCTCGTTGTTCTGAAATCCCCAAACATCCTTCTGTTTCGTCAGACTATAGCTCGTCACACAATTCTCTCGAAGACGATTAAGTTCATTAAACAGAATCTTGACATCTTGTTGAGTTGTTCCGCGTGGAAGTTTTACAAAGAAGTAGGGGTCAAACGATGTCGTGACACATACAGATTTACCACCCTCTGTCTTTCCAAAGATGCTGATTAAGTGTTCTTCGTCTGTGTCCCTCGCCTCCCATGTGAGAGCTTGGAAGACGACCATATGTTTATATTGAGCGAAAATTTTAATATCGTTTATTAATAAATGTCTGCTGCTTTAATTGAGCTAGTGTCGGTGGGCGCCCAGGATGTCTACATCACGGGTGATCCCCAGGTCAGCTTCTTCCGTCAGAACTACAAACGCTACACCAACTTCGCCATGAAGCCTGAGCGCCTGGACTACATCGGTACTTTCGGTGGGAACAACGAGGTTACCATTCCCATTCGCTCGAAGGGTGATCTCATGAGCTACATTTGGATCGAGGATACCCTCGTCTCGAACGTTTCGGGTAACCCCGACGGTCTCTTCTCGAGTACCGCCTCCAACCCCACCGAATTTCAGCTGTGGATTGGTGGTCAGAAGGTGTCTCAGCTCGACTCCCTCTACATTCAGGGTGTTCACAACGCGCTGATGCGTGACTCCGCCGCCAAGGCGTCCTTCGCTGTAACCACGAACACTCGCAAGGAGAACCATTCGGGTAACTACTTCATGATTCCCTTCTTCTTCGGTGAAGACTGGACGAAGTCTCTCCCCCTCGTGGCGCTCCAGTACCATGACGTCGAGATTCGTGTGAAGTGCCGCGATGGTTACACCGCCGCTGGTACCCCTAAGGTGTACGGCAACTATGTGTACCTCGACACCGATGAGCGTAAGTTCTTCACGGACAACGAACACGAACTCCTCATCACCCAGACTCAGCACCAATTGGCGTCGAACACCGATACCGAGTTTGACCTCAGCTACTTCAACCACCCAGTGAAGTCTCTCCACCTCGTGTCTGGTAATGCCAACGATGCCAACTACACGTCCGAGTATACCTTCGATACCGCGTCCCTTTACATCAACGGTACGGCACTCTTCGAGAACATGTCTAACGTGTACCACCACGATGTCGTCGCCGAGATGCACTGCACTGACCTCCCCGATGGTGCCATCGATAACGTTCCCACCTACTCGTGGCCATTCTGCCTCACCATGAGCAAGATGCAGCCCACAGGTTCCCTCAACTTCTCTCGTATCGATAACGCGAAGCTCAGCATCACCAACCCCTCGGGTGGTAACCAGCTTCATCGTGTCTACGCGGTCAACTATAACATTCTTCGTATCAAGAATGGTATGGCTGGTGTCGCGTTCGGTAATTAATTCCAGTTGTCAATCAAAGTTTTCGTCTTTTCATACATCCCCTTCCCATAGAAGGTCTTGTCCTTCTCTCCCACCCAAATTGTGAGTCGGTCTTCGAGGAAATCCTTGAACTTATCCGAGTCACATTTAGACTTGTATCGAACCTTTTCACCCTTAAGTGCCTCTTCCATCACGGCAATACGAGCATCCATTGACTGCTTAGCGAACTCATCGGGGGTCAGGCGAGTAGAGACTTCTTGTTTTTTTCCAAGTGCCATTTATACTATGGACGACTCTACACTTTATACCATTTTGTACTATTGCAGGGCGTGTAAAAGGACATACGATGGTCACGCACAATGTTGTTTTGAGATGGAACACGTCAAAGTTAAAATCCCCACAAATACTAAATGATACCACTTATCATAGCTGGTGCCCTCACTGGAGCCCTCGCATACACCTTTATGGGACAGAACCTAGTATCTTCCTCCGAAGCCAAACGCCTCATCAAAGAGGGTAAAATAAAGAAGGTCATCGACGTTCGCACAACCACTGAGTATCGCGCAGGACATTACCCCAAGGCACTTCATATCCCTGTTGACAAGATTAACGAGAAGACTACCACAGAACTTCCCAAGAAGGGGTTACTCGTCTACTGCAACACTGGGCAACGAGCCAGATTTGCAGCAGAGAAATTGGAGGAACTTGGATTCGATGATGTCTACTACATTGCTGGAACGTACAGGGGGTTACTTTAAAATCATTTATTCGTTTCTCGTAGAGCGTCTTCGATTTCTTTACGTGTTTTAGCTGGTAAGTCAATCTTAATAATCGGTTTTTTATTGGGATATTTCTTTTTCAAATTGATCATGAGTGCTAACAAGAACACACCAGGTGGAAAGTTAACACCAGGTTTAAAATACACTTTTGTACCATCACGTTCACTGTACAACGCACCACCCTCATCCATTTTTATCTCAAAACTGTCAGCGTGTTCGTCATATGCAGTCAATTTACCGCCCCAATAATCATCAATAAAGGTTTGGATTAAATCTTTACCATTTTTATCTGTGATCGCTGTTACACGTCCACCCGTAACCCTCTCGTAGTATAAACAATCGAGTGTTCCGTCTGGGCATTTGTTAGTTGTATTGTTCCATGTTTCGTCCGAACCCGTCATGTTCGATGTAACTATACTATCATTTGGGTTATAGGCGTAGACCGTATATGGTGATACACTTTCATCAACCCTTGGAAATGCTATGTAATTTTCTTTTCCTGACGTATACGTCTCGACACTCGAACCATCTTCTGTGACATTGACAACTGGACCTTCATCATCCTCATCCTCATCCTCATCCTCATCCTCATCCTCTTTCTTGAAAAGTTTGTCCTCATCCTCATCCTTTTTCTTGAAAAGTTTGTCCTTGTTCAGGTAGACGAGAACGGTAGCACCACCCAAAATTATTAATAGTACAACGAGTCCTACGACTACCATCATTTTTTATAATATGCACGTAGATTTTTTTCCTAACAATCTATCAAGTCTCAGTTTTTCCTTCTTCATGAAGATTGTCAACTGAACAACTTCACCATGGAGTGTCACTCGTCCATGCTGCCTGAGGGAAGAAACATTTTCGACACGCACAAGTTCAACCCAGGACATCTTTGAGTCAGGTGTCTTACTGTGATGCACAGCCAGTACAGCCGCATCCCTCTTCACATCTCTAGGAAGTTCCTCTCCTTCGTAACACACGACAACGTGTGCACCTGGATATCCACTCGCATGCATCCACCAGTGCTTGGGGTCACTCGTATTCGTGAGTTGGTCGTTTTCTTTTGCGGATTGTCCAACTCGAATAGGTATATTACCAGACGCGATGTATTCTAACATATAATTATTGTATTCTTATTCCTTAAATTCCATATGTTGTCTATACAGAGCGCCAACGAGTATATATTTACTTTCAGCCTTGATTAACTCACCACAATGAATGGCACTCCATGTAGATGGAAAAATAAGAAGTTTACCCTCTTCTGGTCTTACTTTTCTACCATTTATAAAAGCGGTTTTACCACCTTCGTCTTCTTCTAATGTATTTAAATACCACATAATTGTGGCAACCCTATCGGGTGTATTGTCATCATAATCGTTATGCCACCTATACCTCGAACCTTTTCGAATTTTTTGTATGTTCAAATCACGATGGAAATGTTCAGAACCGATAGAAAAGTGTAATGCGAAATTCGTATCGCCGTCTATCCCACAAGTTTTATCTACAAACTTTTTTATTTCTTCTCTATATTCCTTGATACCCAGAGATAGAAAATATGATAATTTTATGTACGCCCTTCTCCATTCTTCATATTTTTCAATGTGAATTTCTGTACTATCTTTCCACTGTTTATTTACAGGGAATATACCTACTCTCCCATGTTCGTAATGTTCAGGACTACTTTCAAATTTTTTGATAATAGCTTTACACAGATTGGCTGGTAAATTGTTTTTTATTTCGTAAATGAAACTCTCGTCCATTTACAAAAATAATAGTATAATCTTTAATATATGCGTGTCACACTCACCCCCAGTCCATCTATCACACACAAGTATAGAGTCGTTCTGCCATCCAGGAGAGCCATTGATTTCGGTCAGAAGAGTACTCAATATTACCCTGATCATGGTGACGCTCGTCTCATGCGCGCACATCTTATTAGGAAGGGAGCTGTCATTCCTAAGAAGTTGCGGATAGAAACAAATCACCATGAAATTCATCGAGGTATGTTGATGGTTGATGAAAGTGATAAGGAGGACTGGGAAGATTATTTCAGGGCGGATTTCTGGGAACGATGGATGCTCCTGTCATACCCAGATGTCAATAAGGCTAAACTTTTTATGACTATGCAAAAAGGCGTTCTTTTCATGCCTCAACCAGAAGATTTATGGTTCCCTAATTGCCAGTAGACCCAAAACCACCTGAACCCCGCTCTGTATCCTCGACGATACTAATCTCCTCGATTAGGGGCGTCTCACATTTCTCGAGGACAAGTTGTGCGATGCGGTCACCCTTCTTTACCTCAAAGTCCTTTTCTCCATGATTGAAGAGAACGACTTTGACCTCCCCCGTATAGTCTGGGTCGATAACCCCCGCTCCGACCTGGATACCATGCTTGACTGTAAGTCCCGAACGAGGTGCGACCCGCCCATAGACACCATTGGGGAGTACCACTGAGATTCCCGTAGAGACGAGCATCCTCTCCGATGTCGGAATAACACCATCACAATTGCTATAGAGGTCGTAACCCACAGAACCAATGGAGCCACGAGTAGGTAGAAGAGCATCGAAGGAAAGTTTCTTGATTCCGAGGGTCATTATATTTTAGTTTTGTCCCTAATCCTTAT